CTGCGTGACAACTATCACTGTGCCTACTGCGGATGTGATTTAGAAAAGAAACACTGTACATTGGATCATGTGCTGCCTACCAGCCTAGGTGGTAAGACTACCTTTGAAAACTGTGTAACTGCCTGCGGTCCCTGCAATGCCAGCAAAGGTAACAACAAGAAGATTGTTCCTAAATTTAAGCCACATAAGCCCAGCTTCTACGAATTAGTAAATAAGCGTAAAGCAATGCCTTTTCAAATAAAGCATGCAGAGTGGCTTGAATACTTACAGTGAACGATGTTTTAACTATAGATTGGAATTTAGGAAATAGCTGTAATCTAGATTGCAGTTATTGCTACTGGGAATTAAAGAACGGTGCTAATCCTTTTCCACCCATTGAACAATTCAGCCCGGCCTTCGCTCATTTAGTTGAGCAGACCCGGGCCTTTTCTTGTGTGCAGATAGAGTTCTCAGGTGGAGAACCTACACAAAGTCCTGCACTTAAACAAACTATACTAGACAGTAAGAATACTAATGTTAGATTCAAACTGGTATCTAACGGCCAAAGTGATGTTGCTTGGTGGGAAGAAGTTATAGGATCTATGTATGGACTTATACTAACATATCATCTGCACACAGACCTAGAGCATTTTAAACAAGTAACAACTATTGCTCGCACTACTGATCTAAAAGTCTATGTGGCTATTACTCCAGACAAATGGGCAGAAGGCATGCAGGCCTACAGGCAACTTAAAGAACTTCATCCACATACTGTACTGCAATTACTCTACTCAAATTTCAGCAAGGGCAACGATCAGTATCTTAAATACTCAGACGACCAGTGGGCTGAATACTATGCTGAGAAAGGCATTGATGTAACTAATCAGCAACAGGTTGAAACAACAATAGAATTCAAGAGAGTCAATCATTTGAACAACTATTATGGACACCTGTGTTGGGCAGGATATAATCAGATAGTCATTGACAACTTTGGTTATGTCTATAGAGGATGGTGCAAGAGTAACAGGTCATTAGGTAATGTGTTTACTAAAGATGTCATACTTGATCAACAACCTTATCCTTGCCCTAAGATACAGTGTAAGAATGGATTTGATCTACAAGCTCACAAGAGCAAAGGAAGTTGGGGAATAGCATGAAAAAGATATTTTGGAATGTATTAGGATTTTTAAGTTTAGGCATGGCCTACATTGGAGTAATCACTCCTGGCTTGCCCTACTCAATATTTGTAGTGTTTGCTGCCTATTGCTTTAGCAAGGGTAACGAACGTATGCATCGTTGGTTATATAATCATAAACTGTTCGGGCCTTTCCTAACCAACTGGAGCGAGAAGCGTGTGTTTCCTCTAAAGATGAAATACTTTATGTTAGCTATGATGACAACAAGTTTGATCATTATGTTTTTTACAGGAGTAAAACCAATTGGAATTATCAGTACCGCAATTTTTATGGGACTTGTCGCTATTTGGGCTTGGCGTTTTCCTAGCTCTGTTGCCGCGTATGATCAACGCATTGCTGAAGGCAGAAAAGTAGGTTGGTTCAATAACAGTTTCTAATTAGCTGTTGACTTAGACCTGCAACGTATATATAATAGCATATGAAAATTGCTATTATTGATATTATCGGAATACCCTACGATGGAACCACAGTGTTCAAACAGGGACTGGGCGGCTCAGAAAGTGCTGTTACTCTAAACGCACTGGAGTTAGCCAAGCTGGGATTTGATGTTACGGTGTTCAATAGATGCAACACAGATCATGCCAGTCCAGGAGTATATGACAAGGTCACATATGTTCCGTTAGATAGACTAAATGAAGATTGGCAATTTGACGTAGTGATCAGCAGCCGCACAGTTATACCTTTTGTGGCCACTGAAGACTACGCAAAGATAGGTGACAATCGTGCTATGCCTTTTCTGCCTATGGACCTTTACAATCGTATATTNGCACAGGCAAAGATGCGCATCCTATGGATGCATGATACCTTCTGCCTAGGTGACGGACTGATAGAACAGTTGGTAATATCAGATCGCATCACAGATGTATTCACACTTAGTGACTGGCATTTAAACTACGTTACTAACTGTGATCACGGACACAAACGTAACTATGAAGTGCTTAAACGTAAAATGTTTATCACACGCAATGGTGCTAGACAATGGGTATCAGATGTTAATGTAGAAGCCAAAGACAAAGACTTGTTTGTTTATAATGCTAGTGTTACCAAAGGCATGATACCCCTAGTTAAACATATTTGGCCGCATGTTAAAAAATGGATTCCTACTGCCAAATTAAAAGTCATTGGTGGCTACTATCGTTTTAGTCAACAGGATGGCCCTGATCAACAAGAGCGTGACTGGCGAGTTATGGCAGACGATCCCAAGAACGCAGAGCTAGATATAGAGTTTACGGGCATCATATCACAACAGGATATTGCTGAGATACTAGTTAAAGCTAACTTTATGATATACCCTGCTGCCTTTCCTGAGACCTATGGTATATCCACACTAGAAAGTTTGTTGTATAACACTCCTGTAATTACCTGCAGATTTGGCGCACTAGAGGAAACAGCTCTAGCAGAGGCCTGCTATATGATAGACTATGCTATACAACCTAACGGCTTATTCCCTAATATCAATTATCCTGAACAGATTGAAAAGTTTGTTGGCACGGTAGTCGAAGCATACAACAATCCTTATCTGCATCAACAGAAGAAGTACTATTGTAATATTGTTAAAGGTTGGAGTGGTTGGGATGCAGTTGCTCTACAATGGAAACAGCACATCTTTAAACAATGCGGCCAATATCTAAGCAGAGATGAGTACAGACAAGTATCACTGATAAACAAACGTCTGCACAAAGTATACGGACGTAGGTTCCATAATACTGTAGAGTTGGAAAATTACAAAGCAGGCAACGAACAACCTATTGTGATTGTTAGTACATTTTGGAATTGTGAAAAATATATTAGACAGTGTATAGAGTCAGTAGCTACACAAGATTACGGTCGTTGGCAAATGCTGCTAGTCAATGACTGCTCTACAGATAACACTATGGGTGTAATTACAGAGTATATACAATCATTGCCGCAGGACATACAAAAGAAAATAATTATAATTGACAACATTGAACGCAAAGGAGCAGTACACAATCAAATAGATGTGTTCCGTGATTGTATTGATCAAGCTATCATTATGATCCTAGATGGCGATGATAGTCTAGTCAATGACAACTCAATACTCAGTTACTACAATACTATCTATCATGGAGATACAGAATTTACCTACGGTAGCTGTTGGTCAATGGTTGATAACATTCCTTTGATTGCACAGCCCTATCCAGAGATTATCAAACAAACTAAGCAGTACAGGAATCACAAGTTCAATTGGAATGTCCCATATACACACCTCCGCACATTTAGAAAGTATCTATTAAATGGTATAGACGACAGTGAGTTCAAAGATGGAGACGAATGGTATCGTGCAGGCGGAGACATAGCTGTATTCTATGCACTACTAGAACGTGCAGACCCAGCTAAGGTACTGGCAATACAAGATGTTGTGGTCAACTACAATGATATCAATCCTCTCAACGACTACAAAATAAACGGTCGTGAACAAACAATTACAGCAAGTAAAATATTAAATGCCAAAAAGAATACTAATAGCAATACCAACGGCTCGTAATATAGAGCCAGATACTTTTAAAAGTATCTATGATCTACAGGTGCCAGAAGGATACACAACTGAGTTCCAGTACTTCTATGGATACAATGTAGATCAAGTACGCAACCTAATTGCAGATTGGGTAGTTAAAGGCTACGACTATCTATTCAGTGTAGACAGTGACATTGCGTTTGCTCCAGACACATTGAAGAAGCTGTTGGCACATGAGGTAGACATGGTCAGTGGCTTATACATACAACGCAAGCCAGGCGAACACATACTAGAAATATATGAGCCAACTGCTACAGGCGGCTCTACTCATATGGACTACGCCAAATTAAGAGGCAATGGTCTAACTGAAGTCGTGGGCTGCGGTTTTGGCTGTGTGTTAGTCAAGACAGAAGTCTTTAAGGCTATTGGCTATCCATACTTTAAGTATCACTCCGCATTAGATCATAGATACACAGTGTCAGAAGACACAGACTTTTGTATCAAAGCTCGTCGTAAAGGATTTAAGATATATGCTGATCCTAGCATACTCTGCAGTCATACTGGCTCATGGACATTTAAAGTGGGACAGGGTTACAAAGAAGACACTAGGACTAGTTATGAGTTACTAGCTGAGAAAAGATTATTTCCTGCTGAACACACTAACTTTCTCAAGTACCTAAAACAAATGGGCATAGCACCTAAGGTAGTTTATGACATAGGTGCATGTGTACTACACTGGACCAAAGAAGCCAAAGAGCTATGGCCTGAAGCTGACTACTATGCATTTGAAGCAGTGGCAGAACTAGAGACGTTCTATAAAGCATCAGATACCAAATACCATATTGGGCTGTTAGGCGACAAGGATGGAGTTGTTAAACATTTTTATCAAAACCCAGAACATCCTGCAGGATCTAGCGTGTATAGAGAAACTGCCTATCCGCACTTATATCAGCCTACGGGATTAACACAAACAACATTGGATACAGTTGTAGCTACTAGACAATGGCCCATGCCTGATCTAGTTAAAATAGATGTACAAGGTGCAGAAATGGACATTGTAAAAGGCGCATTGGCTACATTTAGTGAATTAAAACATCTTATATTAGAATTACAGGTAACTGAATACAATGCAGGTGCTCCGTTAAAAGACACAGTTATTGCATTTATGGAGCAGCAGGGTTGGAAATGCGCTGGTTGCTTCTGTGACTACGGACCCGACGGAGATTACTACTTCAGTCGCTAAATATTAGTAGTTTAAAGGACTACTATGAAGAAATTTCTACTATTATTGCTATGCTTACCCTTGCTAGCATTTGCACAAAAGACACCTAAGGGTGCAACCTATGACGCACAGATCCTCCGTGTCAGCGACGGTGATACAGTTGTTATTGCCGCTCCATTCTTACCAGCACCATTCAAGCCAGAGTTGGCAATTCGTGTGTTTGGTGTAGACACTCCAGAGAAAGGACACAGAGCCATGTGCCCAAGCGAAGCACAGCGTGGAGAAGCAGCCTCTGCATTTACTAAAAATGCTATTGCTACTGCAGCAGCACAAGGTGGCAAGTTTCAAGTTACCATGTATGGTTGGGACAAGTTTGGCGGACGAGTACTAGGCGATATCTTAATCAATGGACAAAGCCTACGTGCTGGATTGATTGCTAATGGCTTTGCTCGTGAGTACTACGGCGAAGCTAAACAAAGCTGGTGCAACTAAAATGAAACTAGCATCTTTACTATTAGTCTTAACACTTACAGGATGCAGCGTATTAGGCCCTTGGCCAAGTAAGTGGGATGTTAATCAAGCCAAGGTCACAACAGACCTGCGCCAAACTGCTGCCAACTTTGATTGCAAAGGCAATCTAACAGAACAGCTAACTGTTCTGAACTTACAACTACAGTGGTTTGATTTGTATGCTGAAAGTAAGAACACTAAAGATGTTGCTAAACTAACAGACACAATGAAAGCCACTGCTAAAGAATTTGCAGAGAGATCAAATAAAGGTCCAGTGAGTCCTATCTATTGTGATATCAAACGTAAGCTGATAATACAGCAAGCTGACATCATTGCTAAAACAGTACAAGGAAGATTCTAATGAAGACAGAACTACTATTAGAGTTTGCCAACATAGCGCAAACTACCTATGACAATCCTAAAACATCAAAGGCCAAGTTTAAAGCACTGGGCTACTCTATCGTTGAATTCTTTGACATAGACGGTGCTCAAGCATATCTATTGACCAACGGTACAATCACAGTGTTATCATTTAGAGGCACTGAAGTAACTGAAAAGTCAGATATATTAGCAGACCTAAAGTCTGGTAAGAATCTAGAAGCCTGTGGTGGCAAAGTGCATGTTGGATTCAAAGGTGAAATCAACAAGTTATGGCCCACTATCTCTAAAGTGTTAGCAGACAATCCAGGTAACCTATATGTAACTGGACACAGTCTTGGTGCNGCCATGGCCACTATAGCTGCCAGTCGTATGCAGGATCGTGTTACAGCATTGGTAACATTTGGTTCGCCAAGAGTTGGCAATGCAGAGTTTGTTAAGAGTTTAGCTGTTGAACACTATAGAGTACAGAACAACTGCGATGATGTAACCAAAGTTCCATTTAGAGCTATGGGATTTGATCATCATGGCACACATGTGTATATGAACTACTACGGTGAGTTTAGAAACTTAACTCCGTGGCAGCGAGTAAAGGACATGGCTCGCAGTAGAATGAAAGCCAGAGCAAAAGGGCAAAAGTTTATCGGTGTGTTTGATCACCTAATGGCCAACTATATTAGTAAGTTAGAGAAGTTAGGAGTAAAGTAAATGGCAGTGCAAATAGATGAAAAGACAGAAGTTACTGTTCCCTTAAAGACTTTGATCTCTGTAGTTAGTGCTATTGTCATTGCCAGTTGGTATGTGTTTACTACACAGACTAGAATTGCAGATCTAGAACATTCTATAAAAATATCAGATGAAAGATTTGCAAGCTATATAAAGCAACCGGGCCGCAATACTGCTGACCTTGAGTTATTGAGAAAAGATTTTGAGTACCTTCGCAGTGAAGTTGCTGAAATGAAACAAAAATACAAATAATCATTAAGTTAGAAAAGTTAGGAGTAAAATAAATGAGCAACGTATTACACGAAGTAATCAACTCAGGACAACCTTGGGCAGCTGAACGTGCTCAATATGCACTGACCATTGCAGAAGCTCTGCAGAACAATCAAATCACACAAGACGAAGCTCGCGCTTTACTTGAAGATTTGATCAACACTGAAAAGCTAGAAGCTGCTGGTGCTGACTTGCAACTTAGGGCAGCACTGGTGTTTGGTGTTACACAAGTTCTTAGTATGTGTTAAACACAGTGACGAGGGCTTGAACAAGATCCTCAATCATACCATCATCGTGAAACGGAGTGGGAGCAAATCGCAACCTCTCCGTTCCCACATCTACTGTGGGATAGTTGATGGCCTGCACATAGATGTTGTGGTCATTCATTAGTGCATCACTCATAGCCTTAGCACGTTTAGCATCTCCAACCAGCACAGGTACAATGTGGGTAGTTGAACACGCCATAACGGGTATGCCAGCTTTAATCAATCTATACTTTAGCTTGCGAGCACGATCTTGATGTTGCTCACGTAGTTCTCCGTGACTCTTTAGGTATTTGACAGCAGCCAGGGCACCAGCACAGGTCACGGGACTCATAGATGTTGTAAAGATAAAGCCAGCAGCAATACTACGGATAGCATCAACTACCACTGAGTCACAGGCAATGTATCCACCCTGTACTCCAAATGCTTTACCAAGTGTACCGTTGATTATATCAACACGATCTTGTAGTCCGTGATGCTCAACTTTGCCTGCACCTGTTGCACCGTATAGGCCAACAGCATGTACTTCGTCAATGTAAGTTATAGCACCGTACTTGTCAGCAAGGTCACATATCTCTCGGATCATACCCACATCACCGTCCATTGAGTACACTGACTCAAATACAATACAAGGAGTCTTGCCGCATAGTTGTGCAGCCTGTAGGCACTCTTCTAAGTTCTGCATATCGTTGTGACGGAAGACCTGTTTGTTAGCACGACTGTGCTGTATGCCCACAATGATTGAGTTATGATTATTACTGTCACTGATATATTCAATGTTGGGAATAATCTTGGCCAGTGCAATTAATGTCCACTCGTTGGCTACATAAGCACTTGAGAATAGCAATGCCTTTTCTTTCTTGTGTAGGGTTGCAAGCTCGTGCTCAAGTGCCACGTGATAGTGACTGGTACCTGCAATGTTGCGAGTACCGCCTGATCCTGCTCCAGTCATATCTAATGCCGTACGCATGGCATCTATAACAACCTTATGCTGACCCATGCCCAAGTAGTCGTTGCTACACCAGTTTACAATGTTTTTAATAGCATACGGTCCATACCAAATGGCCCTAGGGAACTTGCCGTTTTCACGCAGAATATCGTTAAACACACGATATTTGCCGTTGGCTTTAAGATCTGCTATTAGAGTTTCAAAGGGAGTTTTATCTATCATAGGCTGTATTTACGCTAAATATTCTATGCGGAGAAATAAATGAGAGCTAGAGAATTTGTTATTAACGTACCTATTACTATTAAGATCAACGGCGACGGAGATCCAGAAATTGACATGCCAGGTACTGATGAAGAACCTAAAGATCCAAGCGATCTAGACCCTAATCCAGTTATGGTAACTCCTCTGCAACAAGATATCGAGCTTAAAAAAGCAGAAGCGGGCAAAGTAAGTCCTATTATTAAAGACCTTACACAAGACGAAGTAGAACACGATCCGCAAAATCCAATACACAGCAGATAATTTACTCTACGAAATTTGGGTAAATACACTAAATTAAGGATTTAGTGTGTCAGATCTCCGTAAAATCTCCGCCGGCCTAGTCAAATTTGACTTTGAACAGTTTGTAGGCGAACCGGGAACAATCTTTTTTAACGTAGACACTGGGGAATTACGCCTAAGTGATGGCGTCACACCTGGTGGAAATCCTATTAACAGTTCAGGATCCGGACCACGCGGATTTGTAGGTAGCCAAGGTCAACCTGGATTTGTAGGTAGTCAAGGTGACTTTGGTTTTTTAGGATACACAGGCAGTAAAGGCATCCAAGGCGAGTTAGGATATACTGGCAGTCATGGTGCCACAGGGGCCACAGGGCAAAAAGGTATTCAAGGCGATACAGGATATACTGGATCAACAGGAAATACAGGTGAACAGGGTATACAAGGTAGTATAGGTTATACAGGTAGCCGCGGCATTCAAGGCGACCAGGGCGATATCGGCGCAAGAGGTAGTGTAGGATTTGTAGGCAGTCGTGGAGACGTTGGGGATACAGGTTACACTGGTTCAAGAGGTGATATTGGCTACACTGGATCGCAAGGCATTGTAGGTTTTACCGGATCAAAAGGTGAAGTTGGTCTTGTTGGTAGCCGTGGATTTTTAGGAAGCACAGGATATGTAGGATCACAAGGTGATAAAGGTGAAGCAGGTTTTACAGGATCATTTGGAGATCAAGGATATACTGGAAGCAACGGTGATAAAGGATTTACAGGTAGTCAGGGCCGTGATGGGGAGCGTGGACCTACAGGCTTTGTGGGTAGTATAGGTGATAAGGGTTATGCTGGTAGTATAGGCGATATAGGATATACTGGATCAAAAGGCGATATAGGATATACCGGCAGTATTGGATTTCACGGAAGCAAAGGTTTTACTGGATCATTTGGTAACACCGGCTACACTGGATCAAGAGGTGAAAATGGATTTACTGGATCATTTGGAGATACTGGATATGTAGGTAGTCAAGGCTATGATGGCAGTCAAGGTTATAGTGGATCACTAGGCTACACAGGTAGCCGCGGTTATGCAGGTAGCGAGGGATATGCAGGTAGTCGTGGATACTCTGGAAGTGCAGGATTTGTAGGAAGTCAAGGCGATATTGGATATACTGGAAGTCGAGGAGATATTGGATATACCGGAAGTCAAGGCAATATTGGATATACTGGATCAAGAGGTGAAGATGGATTTACTGGATCAAGAGGATTTGCAGGTAGTCAGGGTGACATAGGTTATACTGGAAGCTTTGGTGAAGGACTTACTACTAATGCTACCAATACCGTAACATTATCGTCCGGATTTAAGTTTATTCCAGAAACTAACGGACTACAAGACTTAGGATCCCCTACTAATAGATTTGGCAAGTTATACATAGCAGGACAGACTATTGATCTAGGCGGCACACTGCTATCTGTTGATAACTCAGGAAAGTTAACAGTTACCACATCATCAGGATCTCCGCAAGGTATTGTTGTTGATTCTATTAAAGTTGGCACTGTTTCTATCACAGTTGATGCTCAAAACAACATACAGTTTATTAGCCCAAATGGAACTGTATTGAATGGTTATACTGGCAGTATAGGTTATACAGGATCACAGGGTGTTGTTGGTTACAGTGGTTCATTAGGCTATACTGGTAGCAAAGGCGTTGACGGTGTTGCAGGGTATACTGGTAGCAAAGGCGTTGACGGTGTCATCGGCTACAATGGTAGTGTAGGTTATACTGGGTCAGCAGGTCCAGGAGCCGATCAAGACTTAAACATTGCCAGCAGTGTTAGCTTTGCAAACATAACAATAGGCGCAGATGGACTGCTAACATTTCCAGATGGATCAACACAGATATCAGCAGCATCAAGAATGTACACAAATGCAGATGCTGCCAACGGGTTAAGCCTAAGTGATTTAAAACCAGGAGATTATTATTACGATGATGTTAATGCTGCTATCTACATCTCTTACGACACAGGTCTAGGCTACTACGATTTGTTAGACTTAACAGTGAGGGCCTAATCTAAAAGATACTAGGTTAAATATAGAGTGACAATTTATTACTATTCATCTCCAGCAGCACAGCCAGCACCAGCCACAGTAGTCACAGATAACTATTTTGGCGCACAGGATATCTATGTTAATCAAAACGGATCAGCAAGAGCTGGTGTATTAGGTTCAGGACTATCAGCAGGTAAGATTACTTTATCTAGCTATGATGCAACTAAATCATTTGTTGGATCAATTGGCAGCGTCTTCCCAGGTCTAGCCACACCTCCTGTTGCTCCTAGTATTACAGCAGCAACCTATACTCCAGGTAATTCTACACTCAGTGCCGCACAAGGTACTGCAATATCTTTTAATCCGCTATATGCATATGGTGGTGCAGGCGTTGCAAATCAAATACTAAACGTAACTATTAGCCCTGCACTACCAGCTGGCCTAACACTTAAAAAATCTAAAGTTAATTTAAATGTAGCGGGTGCCGCTCCTACAGTTAGTGGGTCCGGAACAACATGGTCCGCTACTTATACTATAGCATCAAGTAGTGGCACAGCACCTGTAGTGGGCAGTTTCTATTCAGTACGTGGTCAAACTAAAACATCATACAATGGTGTATGGCAATGTACAGCAGCAACACCTACTACTATTACTCTAAAGTACAATGCTAATCCTAGTTCAAGTGGCGGTGCTAATCCTGCTGGACAAGTTGCATGGGACACTGGAGCTGCCACAACAATCTCTGATGCAGGTATACGATCAATCACAGGTGGTGACGGAGTAAACTATTGGTACAACTATGTTGATATTATTATTTCTGGAACACCCTCAGTTGCATCTGCAGTTAATTCATATGTAGTAACATTTACAGATGCCAGCGGACAGACAGCTACTAACACATTTAATCTAGAAGTAATAGGCAGTGTTGTTGCTGAATTATCTAGCACACTAGCAGTGGCTAGTAAAACGCTAGTACAGAATGTAGCAGTAGCTGCATTTACACCAGTAACAGCACAAGGTGGTACAGCTCCTATAACATTTGCAGTTAGCCCTGCACTGCCTGCAGGATTATCATTCAGTACATCAACAGGAGCAATAACAGGAACTCCCACAACATTTATTGCTGCTAGTAATTTTACAGTAACAGCTACAGATGCTAGTGGATCACAATCTAGTAAGACATTTAGTTTAACTATAACTGCGCCTGAACTAATAACAGTGGTAGCTGTTGCTACTAAAACACTAACACAAACTATAGCGTCAGCAGCGTTTACTCCTGTGACTGCTACAGGTGGTGTTGGAACATTATCCTATGCTATCAGTCCAATACTACCCAGTGGACTGTCATTAAGTACAGCTACTGGAGAAATATCAGGAACAGCTACATCTGCTAGTTCTCAGACAACATACACTATAACTGTTTTAGATAGTAACACACCTTCACAGACTAGCGCAAAGACCTTTAGTCTAACTGTAAATCTTTTACCTGCATTAAACTCTACAGTGTTATCTAGTGCAAATTCTTTTACTAAGAATACAGCTATCACTGCGGTAACTCCTGTTAGTGCTAGTGGTGGATATAATACATTAACGTATGCAATTACCCCTGCATTACCCGCTGGACTTACATTTAATACCGCAAGCGGATTAGTAAGTGGAACACCTAGTGCCGTTAGTAATTTAACAACTTACACAGTTACCGTCACAGATCAAGCTAGCCAAACTACTAGTAAGACATTTACTGTTATAGTAACTCCTGCAGTACTAATAACAACACAGACAATTGCCAGCAGAACTGTTATACAACGTACGACCATTACAGCATTTACACCTGTAACCGGTAGTGGTGGTGATGGAACATTAACTTACGCAATTACCCCTACTATTCCTACAGGGCTTACATTTAATACTACAAGTGGACTAATAAGTGGAATACCTACAGTAGTAGGAAGTCCAACAAGTTATACAGTTACGGTAACGGATCAATCAAGTCAAACAAGTAATAAGTCTTTTACACTGACTATTGATCCTCCACCGTTGCTAACATCGCAGACAATTGGAAACAAAACTCTTGTACAGAATCAACCTGCTACACCATTTATTCCTATTACCACAACAGGTGGTTTTGGCACACTAACATACGCAGTTAGTCCTGCACTAGCATCTGGACTAACATTCAACACAGCTACTGGACAGATAACAGGCACACCAACGCAGTACATTTCTAGTACAACATACACGGTTACAGTAAACGATCAAGCAAGCCAGACTAGTAGCAAGACATTTGATCTAACAATCAACACTCCTCCACTGCAAGCTCAACAAGCAGTGCCTGCAACATCGTTAATCAAATCAGTAGTAGCTACACCATTTACTCCTGTAACAGCTAGTGGCGGATCAACAGTCTACACCTACAGTGTAGACCCTACACTGCCGTCTGGATTAACATTTAGTACGGCAACAGGACAGATAACAGGAACTCCTACTAGTTTACTATCCGAGTATACCTATACAGTTACAGTCACTGATAGCATTTCACAAACTGCCAGTGCTACATTTAAATTAACAGTAGCTGATACTCCTGCAATTACAACTACACTAGTGTCAGCCACTGTTAGCAATTATAGAGTAGCTGACACGTTGAATCTTGCTCCTGTAAGTGCTAGTGGCGGATATGGATCTATTAACTTTGCTATTAGCCCAAGTTTACCTGCAGGACTTTCATTTAGTTCAGTCAATGGCAAAGTAACTGGTACTGGTTCACAGTTAATTAATCAAAGTTTTACAGTAACAGCCACTGACTCGTTAGGACAATCTAGTAGTAAGTCATTTACTCTAATACTAACTAATCCTCCAGTTGTAGCTACACAGTTGATAGCCACAAAGACAGCTACTAAGAGCAAACCTACTGCTAATTTTAAACCAGTAGGTGCAAC